AGGACAGTAATCTCAACAAAATTAAAAGACCATGCGTCTGCGTGGGCGTATGCATTTACAAACGAATCAGACGGCACTGGTGAAGCTAACATCAGAAAAATTAATGCAAACACTTTGATTGCATCAACTGGTGACGGCTCATCACAGCGATTGACAGTTAATAAGATTGCTTGGACTATCGCAGGTGCAAATTCTAAAGTTAAATTAATGTGGGGCGGAACGGGTGCAAATACTTTTGCAATACTTACTGGCACTGGCACATTTGATTTGGCAACAAATTTAACAACACCGTTTGTAAACACAACAGCAAATACAACTGGTGACATTTACCTATCGACATTAGGCTTTGTTGCGGGCGCAACATATACTATTGTTATGGAAGGCAAGAAAACTGCCGGTTATGCTAGCCGTGAAACTACGGATGATGGCCAAACCTGATGTTAAAATTTAAAGAATTTATATCTCTGTCTGAAGAAGAATTAGACGAAGCTAGACTTGCTAAAGTTAATCGAGTACGTGCTGGAGTTATTCAGCGTAGAAAACTTGTATCAACAACACCAGGATATAAAGTCTTAGGAGGCAAACTTGTAAGAATGTCTTCACAAGAAAAAATGCATCGTAGACTTGCTCAAGTTAAAGCCGCTAGAAAACGTGCGCCAAAACTTGCACTAGCTTTACGCAAGCGACAAAAATCACTCAGAAAAAGAACATCGGCGGGACTAAAATGAGACTAATCACAGAAATTAACGAACAAGTAAATATCATTACTGAAGCTAACGAAGCTGGCGGTAAAAGTTTTTACATCGAAGGCATCTTCATGCAAGCGGAACAAGAGAATAGAAATAAGAGAATGTATCCGCTAGAAGTTTTGCAAAAAGAAACAGATAGATATGTTGCTGAGTATGTAATGAAGAATCGTGCATACGGCGAGTTGGGTCATCCAGATGGACCAACAATTAACTTAGAGCGTGTGTCACACATTACTAAGAGTTTGCGTCAAGATGGAAATAATTTCATCGGCAAAGCAAAAATCATGGACACACCATACGGCAATATCGTAAAGAATTTGATGGCTGAAGGCGCTGTTGTAGGCGTATCAACCCGCGGTTTGGGTAGTCTCGTTGAAGGTAAGAATGGCGTTAAAGTTGTGGGCAATGACTTCTATCTGGCGACATGTGCAGATATTGTAGCAGACCCTTCAGCACCAGACGCATATGTTCGTGGTATTATGGAAAACAAAGCGTGGGTTTGGGATAACGGAATCATTAGAGAAGCCGATATTTCATCACAGAGACAAGTCATTGAGAAGTCTTCTAAGAAAGATTTAGAAGAAAACATGATAAAAGTATTTAAAGACTTCATGTCCAAACTATAATTTTGTATAAATACATTATACCAATAAATTTCAAATATCGTATAAAGGAGACCTACTATGAGTGATGTAAATAACAAGGATGATGAGTTGTTGGAAGGAGAACTTCCACCTGCACTAAAAGCGGCCATCGAAAAGAAAAAATCCAAAGAGATGAAAAATGGTGATGATGAAGAAATGCCTGATGATGAAAAAGAAAAGATGATGAAAGAGAAAAAACAAGCAAAAATGAAAGAAGACATTGATGCTATTTTCTCTGGCGAATCTCTCTCTGAAGAATTCAAAAGCAGTGCTAAAGCTATCTTTGAAGCGGCAATTTTTGCTAAGGTAGAAGAAGCTAAAACAGCATTAGAAGAAGAATACTCTACTAAACTCGAAGAAGAAGTCAATTCAATCAATGAAAATTTGGTTACAAAAGTTGATGAATACCTTGAGTACGTTGTTACTGAATGGATGGAAGACAACAAACTAGCTATCGAAAAAGGCATTAAAGCTGAGTTAGCTGAAGATTTTATGATTGGACTTAAAAATCTATTCACAGAACACTATGTTGACATTCCAGAAGACAAAGTAAATGTTGTTGAAGAATTTGCAGAACAAGTTGAAACACTTGAGTCTGAATTAGACAAAGCGGTAACTGAAGTTGCAAATCTAAATGCACAGATCAGCATCTACAAAAAAGAACATATCATTAACGATGTGTCAGAAGGTCTTAGCGAAGTCCAATCTGCAAAGTTGAAATCACTAGCAGAAGGCATCGAATTCGTTTCTGAACAAGATTATAAAGAAAAACTTCTTTTGACAAAAAAGAAATATTTTGATGAATCTACACAAGATACAGTTAAAAAAGCGGCTCCAATGGACGATGACACTTCAAGCATTGAAGAATCATTTACTCCAGTGATGAACCACTATGTACAAAATATTTCTAGATCACTCAAGAAATAAGTTTTTATAAATAAATTAAACAATACTCAAAGGAGAAAAACATGAGCGTAGAAAATCTTTTAAAAAAATGGGCACCAGTTCTTGACCATGGCGATCTAGCCGCAATCAAGGATTCCCACAAGCGTTCCGTAACGGCGCAACTTCTTGAGAACCAAGAACGTGCTTGCCGTGAAGATGCACAAGGTTCTGGTGGTTATCGCAATCAAACATCGTTGCTTTCTGAAGCCGCACCGCAAAATGCAATGGGCGCATCTTCATCTACAGCAGGCGATGGCGCAATCGACATTTATGATCCAGTTTTAATTAGCTTGGTTCGCCGTTCTGCACCAAACTTAATCGCATACGACATTTGCGGTGTTCAGCCAATGACAGGTCCAACAGGCTTGATCTTTGCAATGCGTAGCCGCTTCTCCACACAAGGTGGTACTGAGGCATTGTTCAACGAAGCTAACACAGCTTTCTCTGGAACAAACAGCGGAACTACATTCGGTACAAATCAAACAGGTGCATCACCTGCTGACTTGTCTGCTGGTACAGAGTACACACGTGGCACTGGTATGACTACAGCACAAGCTGAAGCATTGGGTGACGCAGGTGGTAATGCATTCCAAGAGATGGCATTCTCCATCGAAAAGATTGCTGTTACTGCTAAGAGCCGTGCTTTGAAAGCAGAATACACAATGGAACTTGCACAAGACTTGAAAGCAGTCCATGGTTTGGATGCTGAACAAGAATTAGCAAACATTCTTTCTACAGAAATCTTAGCTGAAATCAACCGTGAAGTTGTTCGTACAATTAACTTGACAGCTACAGTTGGCGCACAAGAAAACGTTACAACTGCTGGTACATTCAACCTTGACGTTGATGCTAACGGTCGTTGGTCTGTTGAGAAATTCAAAGGCTTGATGTTCCAATTGGAGCGTGAGTCTAACGCAATCGCTAAAGCAACTCGTAGAGGTAAAGGTAACGTGCTTATCTGTTCTTCAGACGTAGCATCTGCATTGCAAATGGCTGGTGTTCTTGATTACACTCCAGCACTTGCAAACAACTTGCAAGTTGATGACACAGGTAACACATTCGCTGGTGTATTGAATGGTCGTATCAAGGTTTATATCGATCCATACTTTGCCGCAACATCTGGTACACACTATGCAACAATCGGTTACAAAGGCACTTCAGCTTTTGATGCTGGCTTGTTCTACTGCCCATACGTTCCGTTGCAAATGGTTCGTGCAGTTGGTCAAGACACATTCCAACCAAAAATTGGATTCAAGACACGTTACGGTATGGTCGCAAACCCATTCGCAACATCTGCCGCTGACGGTGCATTGTCGTTCTCTAACAAGAACATCTACTATCGTAGAATTGCAATTAGCAACTTGATGTAATCGATTAAGCCGAGATACATCGGTATTTAAAAGAGGGCCTTAGGGCCCTCTTTTTTTGTCTGCATAAATAGAAGACAAGAGGAGACAATATGGCTACGCTAACAACAACACCCGTGAATAGAAGTTATCTTTCAAACAACAAGTTTGATTTTGTTCTTAAGAGAATTCCAAATTTTACGTATCTAGTGCAGGGCGTAAATTTGCCTGGACTTTCATTACAATCTAGTTCAATCAATACGCCATTTTCTGCGGTAAGTATTCCAGGAAATCAAATCACATTTGGCACATTGTCGCTGACGTTTCTTGTCGATGAGGACATGCAGTCTTGGCTCGAACTATACAATTGGATCACACAGCTAGGCAATCCAAAAGGATACAATAAAGTTGGAACACTCACAGGCAAACCAGGCTCTGTCACTAGCACCACATCCGATGCAACGTTATTCATAAAGTCGAATTCAAACAATCCAAATTTAAGATTTGACTTCACTGATATGTACCCAACAGAACTTGGAGAAATGAACTTCACAACTACAGATAATCAAGAGTTTGTTACATCAACGGCAGTGTTCAATTACGGCTACTACGAAGCAACAAATATTTGACATTTACCTAAAATTGTGTTATTATGATGAATACGAATATTGACTTGAGGAATTATTATGACATTAGACCAAATGATGGAAGAGTGGAGACTAGACGCTACAGTTGACTCCACAGAGTTAGGTATCGCATCTTTAAAGATACCAGAATTACACAGCAAATATCTCAAAATTTATTTTGACGAAAGACGCAAACTCAAAGCACTTGAGTTTCAAAGCAAAGATTTATCTTTGAAGAAGTATGAGTATTACAATGGAAAACTTTCACAAGAAGAACTTGACGAACTCAATTGGGAGCCT